GAAAGTTTTGCTGATGAAAAAGAGTTTCATTTTAAGCTTGATGCTGACTGGAGCTTTTTTGACTCTACGCAAGACAGTGGTTATATTGAATCAGCTCTTTTACTACTTTGTAGTGGAATGCCTGATGATGAGCTTCATCATAGAATTAGGTACCTTATTGTTTCATCAAATCTAACTAAATACATAGTACTTCCGCCTGGTATAGTTGTGGAAGCTAACAGAGGGAATGCAAGTGGTCACCCATTTACGACACTTCTCAACTGTTATGTGAATCTGATTTACTGGTCTCAATTAGCTTTCGATATTTATGGTGACGGTTTTAAAGATAAAATAAGGGTTAGAGTTTATGGTGATGATGCGATTGTATATTTTAAATACTCTGATAAGCTTTTCTTAATTGATGATTTTATTAAGCAAAGAGGATTTAAATCTGATCCTTTAGCTGAAAAATTAACACCTACACTTAATAACTTTCCTTTATGTGACCAACCTGATTTTTTAAAGAGGAGGTTAAGTAGAACAGGTTTGACATGGAATTTTAAGAAAGTGTTTGATAAGTTATTCTATCAATCAAAAGTAAGAAATTTAGATGACCAGATACTTTTGCTTAGGTCATATGTTGAGACTTGTGAGTATAATGAAGATCTTTTGAACTTCTCAAAGGGTTTTTGTAGATATATTAGGTCGATATTTTATCGTAAAACGAACTTTGACGACACCATACTTAAAGAATTTGAGTCAATTCTTGATAAAGACGTAATAAAGGAGAAAAATGTTAGGTTCACTTTTGTTTGTGATAAGCGTGAGTTTAATTCATATTTTACTGAAATTATAGGTATATACAACTGGTCAATATCCATTTTTAAACCAAACTTTGATAAGACCGATTTTCAGAGGTTTGTCGGGTCAACAGTACAACGTGTTAACCTTTTATATTATCTTGGTTTTAATAGAAAGTGGATAAAAGAAGGTAATGATATCTATGAAGTCGGTAGGGAGAAGATTACACTTTTCAATTTTTCCTATGATTATTTAGTTAATCTTAAACAATTCACAAGGGATGTTGAGATGGGGTATGCTGCTTATTTCAAGAAAAGGGGCTATATTTATGAATTTGTAAAATAAGTACGGCTAAGTTAGTATAAATTGGGATCTCATTAAATGGGTTTTTAACTCTTTTTACTAGCTAGAGG